TATAGTAAATAGCGGTGGTAATCCTGATAACATGGGGCCTTATGGTGAAGCAGCAGCAGTTAAAGTGCTTGAAAAGGGGCTAAATCTTTATAATAGCCCGACTCCCACTTATAGTGGTCAGCAGCTAGCTAATGTGCCGGAAGAGTTAGCGGTATCGCATCGCCTGCTAGGGGATTTGAGTCATGATTATAATGATTCCTCAAGGGAAGAAAGAGATAACCTCTATAGCTCGTTAATGGGACGAGAGAATGTCGGCTCGCGAGCTATAGGCGATTTACCTACAATTTATAATCCACAAGCAGATAAGCTTGATGCTGATACAAAAAGTCTTTTAAAAGCTGAAAAAGCAAGGATCAGTATGGATCATGAGCGAAGAGGCACTTATGGATCGCAGTCGCATTTATCACAAACCGAGGATGCTATCAATAGAATTGCTAAAAGTCGTTTTGGCAATAGAAACAATCTCTTGCAGGATGTACTTCGGGGGAGAATGAGCAGTTTAAATAAAAGCGACACGAATGATTTAAACCGGTTAAATAGTTTAGGTCAGCAAGGATTGTCCGAATATCAGGATATACTTGGCAAGATTAGCGGAATGAACCAGCTCGGAGTAGATAAATGGCTAAATACGCAAGATGAGTTAAATCAAAAACGTGAGCGATTTGAAGAAGAAAGGAATCAGGAATGGCCGCAAGGTTCGGGTACTGATATTGTCAAATATAATGTAAGCCCAGAAATCAGCAGTATTTTTGCAAATCCCAGTGTCAGTAGTAACCCATCTGTTTATACCCCATCTTTAAGGCCTAATATTCATGCTCTCGCTCAATATGCGCAAACTGTGCCTGTCAGTCATAGCGAGACGGAGCTTGAGAGCAACCTAAATCAGGATATGGGGGGCATCAAGAATTATGCCGATTTTGAAAATACTAAGATTCAAAGAAAGAGAGAAGATGAGCTAAGGCGTCAGCAAGAGGCAACGCGTCTAGCGTCAAGAATGGCAGAAGAAAATAGGCAAGCTCAGATTAGGAAAGCTAAGGAATTAAAAATAGCAGAAGAAAATAGGCAGGCGTTACTAAAAAGAAAAGCTTTAGCTGAAAGCAAATTAAAAGAAAGAGATATTCAACTAAAAAGGCAACAAGCTGAATTAGCCAAGGTGCAAGGTAGATATGACCTGATGCGCGAACTTGGGATGGATTATAGTAATTATAATAGAGATAAAGATAGAATAGCCATATTGCAACCAAGGATACAGAACATATTAGATAAAATGTCTTACTGGAAAAAATATGCAAATTTAATTTAATTATGACTATGGAAGAAGAAATATTAAATCAGGTGCAAGCTTTACCGGAAAGAAGAAATCCTTTTGACGAAGGAATAGCAAAAGCAGTTAGCAGTACCCGAAGCAATTTAAGGATGAGCAGGGATCAGGAGCATAGAGCGATAAATAATGCGTTACTTGCTCTTGGTAATGGTTTAGCTGCCGAGCCTGTGCAACGTGGTTTTAAAAATAATTTAGGAGTTATAGGGCGGGCGATGAATCCTGCGCTTAGTGCTTATAATACTAGCGAGGATACAGCTATTGCCGAAAATCAGAATATTGCTAATCAAATATTACAACATCAAAGAGCAGAGCAAGCTTTAGCCGATAAAAGAGAAGAAAACGCCTGGAATCGTAAATTCAAGGAGAGGGCATTGGAGGAGAAGAAGAGGTATAATAATCGGTCTTTATTGGCAAAATTTGCAAAAGCTACAGAGAAAAAAGAAACTCCTTTTGATAAAAAACACAAATTAGGATTGGAAGGACTAAAACGTACAATTGATGATGCAGTAACTACTATTAATAAAAATCAGGCTTTAGCCAAAGCTACAGGCGAGGATTCTAAAGGAGAAGCAGGTTTGATTAAAAGATTTTCAAAAGGCATTGGGTTAACACAACTTACACCTGAACAGGAGGAAATAGAAACTTTAGGTTCATTGCTAGCAGGTTATTCTAATAAGTTAATGAATTATACCAATCAAGTTGAATTTGAATCACTACCGCATATCTCACCATACAAATCAGATGCAAATAATTTAGCTATATTGCAGAAAATGCAGAAAATCATGCTTAGAGACGCAGAAGAAGCAGGACTAGATTCGGGAGAAACAAATAAAAATGATACGCCTAAAGTGAGATTATATGATCCTAATACTAATCAATATTTTGGTGTTCCTGCTGATGAAGTAGAGCTAGCTATAAAAGATCATCCACATTTAATTAGGAAATAGAATGGCAAAATTTGATCTCTCTAAATATAAAATTCAGAATCCCCAAGAAAATGAGATACCTATTGTTAAAAAATTTGATCTCTCTAAATATGAAATATCAGCTCCTAAAGAATATGAACGCAAAACCCAAGGAGATGACTGGTCATCATTCTTAAGCAAAAAGGGAGCTACTGTATTATCTGAATTGCCTGATATACCCGCTAATCTTGCTAACCTTGGTGAAGCAGGTATAAGATGGGCAGCAGGAAGACTTGCCGGTAATAATAATCCTTATAGAGACCCAGAAACAACAAAATCGCTACAACATTTTAGCGAGCAACCGAATTATTTTAGAGAAGAGAATGTAGATCGTCCATCTAAATGGATAAAAGAGGGATTAGCAAAATACGATATTGATATTACGCCGCAACCAAGAGATGGATTACAAAGAATAGTAGGTCATGGTATGGAGTGGGCAGCTCCCGGTGGATTACTTGGAAAATTTAGTAAAGTTAACAAATTAGGTAAAAGTGCTGCTATAGAGGGGCTTCTTGGTGGTTTAAGTGGCACTGCTATCGAAGCGGGAGTTGACCCTTTAGTAGCCGACTTATCTACTCTTGGTATTCAAGGCGGTACTTCTAAAGCTCGGAATTTATTAGATAGATTCTCTAAATCTGGAAGAACTCGTGCTAAAGAAGAAAAAGTCGCAAGCTTATTGAAAGATACTACTAAAGAAGAAGGTCTTGATAAGTTAATGGATTTTAATCCCGAGAATCTTGATGTTATTCCTGTTACGGCAGAAGTAGCTTTAAATAAGGATATATCAAATTTACATAATGCTTATGCTCCAAATTTTACCGGCATACAGAGTAAAATGACTGCTAATGATGAGATTTTACGAAAGAAACTAAATAACATCGGCGGTGAGTCAAATCCGACACCGATAGAAGTTGGAGAAGCAGGGAGAGAAGTAATTGGTAAAAAACTGAGTAAACTAGAAAAGGCAAGGGAAAAAGCGGCGAGTCCATTGTATGCGAAACTGGAAGAATCACCTAATTTATATCCTACTGAAAATTTAAATAGTTATACGGAGCAGGCTATAGCCAAAGAGCTCGGTGATATAGAAAAGGGCTTAAATAAGAATAAATCCTTGTTACCTGATAAATATAAAAGGCTAGCAGAAAAACCTAAAGCTGAACTTATAGAGCTTGAAAAAGAAGTAAATAAAATAATTGCGCAGGTAGAAAAGGAGTATCCTGGTTTAAGTTTTCAAGCTAAAGATCAGATACTAAATGAATTAATGCCTGGTTTTCGCAAAAAAATTGCAAAAATTAGTGGTTTAAAAGAGAAAATCGCTAGTTTAGAAAGCGGACATTATAGTCCCGGTCATATTGATAAGGCAATTACAGAGATCGGCAATAATATTACGGAGTTGAAAAGGTCTGTAAAGGGTGGTAATGATTCGCTAATTAGGCATAATACACAACAGAAAAAAGCTTTAGAAGCAGATTTGGAAGCAACGCCCGAAGGATTAGCTCATCGACAAGTTTACAGGGAGCATTCACCAGAGATTAATAAAATCAATAGAGATAGACTACTTAAAAAATTTGTATCAAAGGATGAATGGGATGCATATAGAGTTCCTGTTGATGATTTAGCTCGCAATATCATGTCATCACCTAAGGCTAGTGTGGCTAATTATATGGGGCAGGTAAAAGGAACACCGGCAGAAAAACTAACTAAAGCTTATTTTAGGGATAAATATCTTGATAAAGCAGTTGATTTTGAAGGAGGGCTACCGACTTATGATAAATCGAGTCGTTTTTTAAGAGAGCGAGGGCATAAACTTGATGCTATCTATTCTCCTGAAGAACTAGAGGTATTTAAGCAAATTAATGAATACTTGAAAAATAGAGCATCAGTTAGCAGGGGTAACTCTGCTTTTGGTTCTGCTACGATGCCGAAACAACAACTGCAAGAGATGGTAAGAGCTTATTTAGGTTCTGAAGTATCCCAGCCATTAGCACTAGCAAAATATGTTCCAGGGCTTCCATTTAAGAATCATATAGCAGGGCTTACTCGGCCAAATACAACTTATAACATACTAGAGCAAGCATTGACTGATCCTGTTTATGCTAGAGATTTATTAACAAGAAAACCGGTTGTTTATAGTAAACCTAATTATCTACCAACTTTATATAACATTTTAAATGGCAATCAGGAATAAAAAATGTTATTTTAAGTTGAATATTTAATAACTTTGGATTGTGTTCATGAAAAGAGGAATTGTTAAATTTTATTCTACCGATAGTAAATATGGATTTATTAAACCTGATGATGGTTCAAAAGACGTATTTTTTCATGAAAACGACCTTAAAAAGTCTGGTATACAAGAAATTACAAAGGATCAGAAAGTAGAGTATCTACCCGCTACAAAAGGCGAAAAGGTATACGCAACTAGTATCAAATATTTAGACTAAACAATCCACAAAAAACCTTGATAACTTTGTGAATTAAGCAAGTAAAAGGTTGAGTTTTTAAGCTTTTAAGAACTGCCCTTTAAATAGGCAAACTCAGGTTAAGCTTTCTTCTTCCTCTACAAGAGATACATCACCGCTTAATAATACAGATGTGGTAATGTGCATATTCTCAAACTGCAAAAGAGAATTTGCTTGGGCGTTGGTATTCGTAATCGGTTGATGATCGATATTATCTAAATCTAGTGATTCCAGTATTTTACTATCGGAAATTTTAGAGAGGGGAGCTTTTTGACTTTTTAACAATTCAATAATTAGGTTTTTATCTGCAAGCTGTTCTTTTAAAGAAAGTAGTTCAGAGTTTATAACGGAAGTGGTTTTTATTTCAGAAATTGCTAGTTTATTTTCCAGCTCCTGAGCAATAAAATCTTTCTCGAGTAAAAGATTTTCCATTTCTTTTATAACTAACTCTTTTTTATGGTTGTTTTTTTTGAGAGTTTTAATGATATCCCCTCTCTCAAGAATGGTAGTTTCAAGTTGCTCGCAAGAGGAATTTAGAGCATTTATCCTTTCTTCAAGTTTGCTTATTGATAAATCTTGATTGCGATTAAGATTTTCTAACTCTCTTAAGCTGCTTTCTTTTACAAGCACAAGCGATTTTTGCACTTCTAATTGATCTCGGAGTTCTGCTATGGATTGCTGATGGTTCTCTACAAGTAAATCTTTTTCGTAAGTAGCGGTAACGATAAGAGCTTCTTTTTCCTGAATACGCAAACGCTCTACAGTTATTTGATTTTGTAGCTGGGTAATAGCGTTTTGTTTTTCAGTTATAATTAAATCCTTAGCAACGATTCTCTCATTTAAAGTATTACACTCTAAAATTCTTGCATTTAAAGTTTGTTCTGTATTTACAAGACTTGTGCTATTTCTAGCTGTAAGGTTAGTTTGAACGGATAACTGATTTTGTAATTCTGTAATAGCACTATTTCTTGAAGCAATGATATTATCCTTTTGAAGTAAAGCAGTTCTTAATTGCTCTACCTCAATAAGTAAATTATCACGTTGTATCTGAATAGGAGCTTTCGGTAATTCTTTCATTTTCATATTGCAAACCTCATTCCGAGTGTTATGTTGTGTATCTCATAAGTACGATTGCCTATATTTTGGATTCCCCCTATGATTTTTCTTTTATTATTTCCAAGGTTAAAATAATTATAACTGATCTCTCCAGTAATTGTGTCGCTAAGTTTTATATCACTACCAACAGTTAATTTGTAAGCAAAATGATATCTTTTTTTACTAATTGCCTCTAGTGGATAAATAACATTATCATCCTGCGAGATCGCATAACCTGAGGCAGATTCTTTTAAATGTGCAATTCCGATTCCGCCACCAACAAAAGGAGTAAATTTACCAATAGTTACTATGTCTTTGTAAATATTAAACATTAAGCTATCTGCTTTAGTTTTTGTTGATATTTTAAATATGTCCTGATTCGGGTTTTTTGATATTTCTGATGTACGGAATAAAAAATAATAATCAATTACTTTTTCTATTCTAATCCCATTATCAAATTTATAACCGATACCAGCTTCAATTAAGGGGAAACTGTCTGATAATTTTACTTTTCCTTCAAAGTCATGGTTACTAAATTTTGTTGTTTTTATATTATTTAACCCAATACCACCCTTTAAATAGAAACTAGTTTTTGCTAAAGAAAAAGAAGGTAAAAATATCAAAGAAAGTAGTAAAATTTGTTTTTTCATTTTAAATGCTCTTTTTATTGTTATTTAGTACAAAATCAAGTAGGGCAAGGCTATCGGCCTCATTATCGTCTACAGGATTAAAACCCTTGTTTTTAACGGCAGTTATTACGGCCTGCTTATCGGCGTTTCCTCTGCCCGTAATATGTTTCTTGATTGTTCCAACAGGAATCCCTGAGTATGGTATTCCGTGATGTTCGCACCAAGCAGTAAGATGGGCAACGAATCCTCCGTATTTATGAGCGGCATCAACACCCTTATGCGCTCTTACCTCTTCAAAATAAATCGCATCAATATCCCCTAAAGTTGCTTTTAAATCGGTAAGCCATCGCTTAAAACGTAAGTATGGCATGCCACCCCCTTCAAACCTACCTGTTTTAAAACTTGCAGTTCCTGAAGTGATTTTTCCAGAGTTATCGCACGTAGCGAAGCCGGTAGTAGTACCAAGGTCTAGAGTCATGATAATTGATTGTCTCATTTATCAAGTTCCTTCTCTATATCTATTTTTTTCTCAATTATTTCTTCAGCAATTTCTTCTAAAGGATTACAAGAACCAAACCAGTATATCGAACCGACGCCTAAAACAACGGCAAAAATGAAAGTTATTATCTGCATAATTTTTCTTTTTTTACTTTAATTAAATTAATTATAACACGGAATAGCTATAGGTATAAAAATCGTAATTATTCGCCCTGCGCAAGCATTACCAAATAGGCTTTTTTTGCCCATTCTTCCCAGTTTTTAAAGGCAAGTTCTCCGTCCTTTTTACGAACGTCTTTATAGGGACTTGGTACTCCGGCACTCATAAACGGCTCGATACTGATTAAGTCTTGCGCCCATGCTGCCCATTTTGTTTCATCATGGAGGATGGGAAGAGGGAAATCAGAATAATCATCACAAACAGTAGCTGCCCAGTATTTAACGCTAATATATTTGGGATAAACGCTAATCATGGCCTACCATCATCTATTTCAGCTAAAACAAAGGTAGTTCCCATCTGATAACCAGAACCGATACCTTCTGATTTAAAAGTAAAATTAATGTTTCTCCCCTGTTTCCTTTCATTAATAGCAGGTCTAACAGTATTTTCTACTTCTCCATCTTCAGTAAGGTCATAAGTAGCTGTTACAGGAGCACTTGCAGGATATTCATATGTATTGATGCTAACAGTCATTTTTATTTTTTTTGTACCGACAATGTTAGGCTCTATCCTCTCTATACCTATGTTGTAATCAATGCCTGCTACCTGTTTTTGTGGATTAAAGGTAGCATAAGAAATTATAGGCGTGGTAAAGAAGGATGGGATTGGTTTAACCTGCTGATCTACTTCCTTATAAAGATTGACCTGATCGTTTCCGACTTCATGTTCCCAGACATAACTGTTATTATCACCTTCGTAGGGACTCAAGTTTTTGCCTACAGTATACATATTACCGCCGGTATTATCAAAATAACCGGCTGCCCGTTCTATGTCCGTATCATACCAGGTATTATCTACAACATTGTAAATAACGGCTCTGGTACATCCAACATTAGCGTCTTTCCCTTTTTCAGGGTAGAACCACCATATTTCATCTCTGCTTACGTTTTTGACGCCAAAGACCCTCTGACGTTTACTCATATCGATAGTATCGAAAAAAGTCTGACGATTAAGATTATTTTCAAGCGGAAGAACTACACCGTTGAATACAAAAAATCTTTTTGTTCCCGGCCAATAGAATATTCCGTCATATTCAACTACGCTATTTGAAGATAGAATGGAACTATCTCTTGATAATACCTTTCTACTAAAAGAAAGGTCATCAGGATCATCAATGACCTGATTATTGCTACCCGTAGTATTGCTAATAAGAACAACTGAGCCGAGTGTCCAGAAGATTATAGTCGGAGAGTTTGCTCCTCCTCGCCATTCTGCACCATAGATTACTTTATCAGTACTAATATTGATGGAATATTTATCTTCAAAAAACAGAAATGGGCAGGTTATGTTTGTTTTTTTATTTAATTTTTCTTGTGATGCTGAAGACCATCTAACAAGCCCATTGTTGCCGTAATAAAATAATCTGTTTCCAACGTAGAGCATTCCTCCCGTTGCTTCTTTAAAAATAAAATTATCTTCTGTAGGTATTGGTTGTTTAAATTCTTCATTTTGGTTTTTCACTGGATCTGCTTTAAATTTTATTGTCCAGAACTCACCGGTATCTTTCTTTGCTAGAATAGTAGAGATTGCTTCGTTGCTATTGATATCTAGGTAGTTTTTCATACCTAAAGACAATATTAGCTCTGTTTTAACATTATTAATAATGCTTATTACTACCACAAATTGGGTCAAGGTATTGGTAGGATTAGTGAATTTCTTAAAATAAGTTAAGGTTTGACTACCAATATTGTTATAAGTAGCATCTATTACGCTATATTTATGTTGCTGGGTAACAAGAGAAACTCCGACTAAAATGTGTTTATTTCCATCACTATCATAGTATATAAGAACTGCGGTCGGAGTAGAGCTAGGCGGTAGAAGTTCAGGTATAGTCTGTAGATATAGTACATAATTTTTCATTCCACCGATATTCTGAGGTTGACCTCTAAAAAATCTGACCCATTGCCCCCGTATGCAGTAACTTCCTTGAAAAAATGAACCATCACGGAGTATTCCAGGCTTATAGGTAATAGGAAACATCTGTTTTTGTGTAGCCATAAATTATCCTACATCTCTTTTTACGCTGCGATCAATGTAACGATCTTTTGTCAGGTTATTAGCAGCAGTTAAGCTTTCCTGATATAATTTTGTATAGATGGGCATTCTCTGATCATCCTTTAAATAAATAAGAGCCTCTAAAAAGGCGGCATAAAATAGAAGATCAGGGTAGTAGTCCGTTAGTATATTTGTTTGATTCTCATTTGTAATTAAATCGGGTCTCACGTTATATATTAATCGATAAACATTATTTTGAGCAGGAGTTGGGCTTATAAAAATTCTATCATAAGGTTTAGTATTCGGTAGTATGTCATCTGCATAAAATAGCGGTGGATTATCAATAGTAGCAGTGTCGACATTCGGCCAATAATTTGTGCAGAACTCATAGCTTCTTAGAAATAAAATTACATTATTAGTAAATAAGGATTCAGTCGTTCCATAACTTAGAGAGATAGTTTCCTGCCAATCAGCAGGTTTGGAGATAGTAGAATTATTTGCTTGAAACTTCCCGTCAACTGCCTTTTGAAAACCAAGAGTATTTAGCTCCTTCCAGATTTTCTGCTGTCCCATCTCAATAAAATAGGGAATAGAGGCAGCAAATTCAATGCTACCTCCTCTATTGGCATAAGCTATTATTTGGTTTAAAAGAGTAGTGTAATTCATATTCAGTTACGACTAATATCATTCATCAATTTTTTGTTATAATCATCACCTAAATCGTAAATACCAACTGCAACAATTTTACTTAGAGTTATATAATCTGTTTTTTTAAGTTATACTGTCTCAGTATATGCAATTATGAACCAGTTAGTATATCCCAAAGGTGTATAGTTCCCTACTATCTGTAGACAACCTCCCGATCCGATAACTATTTCTTTTTTGAAATTATCTAGGTTATCTCCAAGAGAGGTTTTAATTATCATAGAATAGCTTGCTGTTAGACTACTTGGTCGTTGTTTGAATATGAATTGCTTACCATCTGTAGCTTCTGATAATACTGGCAACGTAATAGTACAATTACCAAAGCCTATAATAAAGATATCATAAATAGTAGCCTGATAACTAGCTCCATCATTTATAGCTAGAAAACTTGGTGCAAAAAAAGGCGGCATAAACTCTTTCCAGTATGAATCTTGTCTAACATTTAGTTTTTTTGTATCTGTATTATAAATTACTAATCCATCTTGAGGATCGAGAAGAGCATCTCGCTGAGTAGTTGTCATTCTTGCATGCAGTAAACCTCCTTCGCTTGAATTTATTTCAAGAAGTGCTGATGGAGAAGAAGAGCCTTCGCCAAGTTCGCCGTTAATGATAGTGCATACCCTGCTATCTGCTCCTGTTCCTTGCATTTGAAACGTTACCGGTGTTAGCCCGTCCACAAGTATTACTCCTGTATCTGCAACATTGTCGTTACTGCCGAACTGCAACGCTCCAAGATTACTTAATTTATATAGAGGAATGCTATCGACGGCTTTATTTTTCCTAGCTTGTTGTAATGCAGCTATTTTAAGACCGCCGTCTTTTATTTTTTTCCCTGTTTCTCCGCTAAAAACGGCAATATTATCATCTGACGCTACTTCCGGTCCCGTTACATCTCCGGTTCCGCCGCCGCCCTCTTTCAACTCTATCCATTTATCTCTACTGTAATATTCCTCATAACCAGTATCGCTGTTAAAGATAAGTGTCCCGTCCTTGATCGGTTTTTCCGGGTTATCGGTATTAACTAAAGCATCTCTTTCTTCAGTTGTTACGATTGGAGGATTAAAACAGCTATTTTTATCTTTATAGTTAATCTGTAGTCCATTTAACTGGGTTATAGGCTTACTTGTTCCTTTATCTATCGGCATATATTCCTCATTGATTTATTCTGGGTCAGCTACAACGGTAATAGTTCCCCACTTACCTTCGTCAAAAGTCCTAAGCGTCTTGTCTAAATTCGGTTCTGTATTATCAAAATAAGTGAACCCATCTACCTGATTTTCTTCTGTTTCTACTTCTTCTTTTTTTCCTGTTGGAAATATGAAAGGAATTCCGCTACTCAGTCCTACTCCGGCAGCGGTTGTAGGAACTGCATATAAATTCTGCCATACACCTTTAATAAAAATCTGAATACAGGCTTTATCGATATTATAGATCATAGTACCCGGTTTAACCTTGACCTTCTTACTATCTACTTCATAAGCGGTAACATTTTCTATTTCATCTTTTTGTTTATCAGTAAGACAGGGAAGAGCAAAAGTAGCATTATGGTTATTAGTCCCGGTATTTTGATCGCTGGTAATAGTAAGACCGCTGAACTGAGTTATATTATCTAAATCTGCCATATATTTCCTTTTTATTTTTATTATATCACAGTGTGCTTATAGCCTTTGAAAATCGTATAAATTTAGTTAATTCAAAAAATTACATGCCTCAATAAATCGTTGTATCTTTAGAGCGTCATGCCCATATTGGATATTTGCCTCTGATCGCAAATATGCTATAGCTTCGGGTGTTGGATTATCAAGTTTGCTTAATTCCTGATCTTCAAGAAAACGTTGGAATCTGTAATAATATAGATTATTTTCAGCCCCCTTATATAAAGAGAGAATTTGAAATTTAAGCTCCACTGCATCCGTTCCTCCTTGTATAGTCAAGTTAAGACTATTAGCAAGTAATCCAAGTCCATTTTGAGGGGCTGCCCTTAAGTTATCTGATGTTGTCGTTATTTCAATGTCAGGATTAGAATAACCTGTCCCAACCGATAAAATGCAAACCTTTACTTTTTGCGGAAATAAAATATTAGAAAATGTATAGCCAAGGTCGGTAGGATTATTCTGGTATAGTCCCCCATCGATGAAGAAAGTATTGGGGTCGGCTCCCTGAATGACTGTTGGACGAAAGTATACTGGTGCAGAGGCAGTCGCAACGGCAACATCGACACATGTGTATTCTTGACCGACAGTAAAGTTTTTAATTAGAACATTAGAAAATTGGTAATACTGACTACTTGTAATATTACCATATGGAAAATTAACTTTATCACTACTTGGCCCAGTTCCACCTTGAAATCCTACGGCAGTAATTAAAGTATTAGTTTTTAGTTGGAACATTTTGGTAGTGCCTAAAGCTGTATTTAAAGCACTCCGTAGAGGTTCTTGGTTGTAAATATAAGGTTCTACTCCCGGAACTGCCAGTACAGTTCCTAAAGTAGCAGCTCCTGCCGGACCGAGAGGTTGCAAGGGATTAACTCCCGCTCTAATAGTAAAAATGCTGTCTGCGTTAGTCGTTAATAAATTAATAACATTAGTAGGAGATAAACCATTTGAATATGCTATAGATTGAACACCGCCGATACTTGTTCCGCAAATAATATCAAAATACTTCCATAATTCATTACCATTAATTCCTGCATCATTACAAAATTTCTCTAGAAATGTCGCAGAGAACAATCCTCTAATACCGCCTCCGTCTAAAGATAAAATACGTACTATACGCATACTTTTTACTAAATATGGAAGAAAATAATAGCAGTTACTATTTAAGTAACTGCTATTTATCGTAGCTATAAAAATTAATACTCTATGATAATAATTCCAGCAGCTCCAGCACCCCCGATACCAGTAGCACTTTTATATGCTCCACTACCGCCGCAGCCGCTATTAGCACTTGCTGCAATACCGTTACCTAAAACAATTACCGCTTTACCGCCACCATTGAAGAAAGAGTTAGCCCCTGCTCCAGAACCTACTGTAGATGATGTAGAAACGTTGGCACCGTTTTGACCCGGAATATTGATGCTTCCACCTGTAGCAGTACCACCAGCACCACCTGCTACTATAGTACTAGTTGTAGCTACAGCTCCATTACCGCCTGGGTTACCTCGCATTAAAATTGAATTGGTAATTAATGTAGATGATTGACCGGCTAATCCAACTGAATAGGTAGATGAAGAACTAAGGTCGGTTACATATCTAATAGCAGTACCACCAGCACCACCACCACTACCAATAGAATTAGTAGTAATAGTATTTCCTCCATAACCACCACCACCTATTACAGTAACTTTACCAGCTGTTACGCCTACTGGAAGATACGCAGATAAATCTCCACTTCCTGAAGTTAGTACGATCATTCCATGAGAGGTGCTATTTCCACTAGTAACGGCTGTTGCTCTACCATAATCATCGAAAGTTATGAGAGAAGGGCTTGAATAAGTGCCGGCCGTAATACCTGTTATTGGAAGATCAATATTAACGTTCATAGGATCAGAGGAATCTACTGCAATAGTACCAGCGTGGCTATGTACTGATGCTATAATAGATTGCCATGATAAATTACCTAAATTGTCTCCAACGAATGTTTGTCCTTCAAGCGGTAACTCAGTTGGAAAAGATAAGCTACTGCCAAAAGATATATTACATTGATCAGTTAAATTTGGATTAGCATTAATCTCGAGTACCCCCTGATTAGGTGAGGCTATTCTTAATTTTCCAGATTTATCAATGTTAATATTACCAGTGGATTTAAATTCTGAAGCAGTAACACTACCTATTGTAGTTATGTTACCATCGTCATCAACCTGAGTACCGGCATTATCAACCAAATTACTTCCGTCTGTTTTGCCCCACGTAGCTAGTGCATATTCGGTTGTCGTAGCAGGAGTGGAAGAAGAAACTGCACTGACCCTACCTGTAGCGTCAACAGTAATGTTGGACATATTGTAAGAGCCTGCAGTAACACCTGTATCGGCTAAACTTACAACTGGGTGCGTTGGGTCATCAGAGTTAACGTTTATTTGACCTTCTGTACCAACAACCGAGTCTACAATTCCAATATCTCCAGAAGTAGCAGAGACAATCCTACCTTGAGCGTCTACAGTGATGTTTGCAGCAATGTATTCTCCTGCTACAACAGCTGTATCAGCTAGACTTACAACTGGGTGCGTTGGGTCATCAGAGTTAACGTTTATTTGACCTTCTGTACCAACAACCGAGTCTACAATTCCAATATCTCCAGAAGTAGCAGAGACAATCCTACCTTGAGCGTCTACAGTG